GAACGCTCACTTTTGCTACCGGTACATTCACCACGGGCGAGGGTGCTGGCGCACTCATTACCGTCACAGAAGCACTACCAGGTACTCAAGTGCTTGGCTTCCATAACTGGTCTTTAGATCAAGAAATCGAGCTGCCAGACGTTACGAGATTCGAGGATGTTGGCATTGAAAAGCATATAACCGGCGTGAGGAGCTGGTCAGCTACTGCCGACAGATTCTTCGAGACGACGCAACTTGCGCCTGATAGTTGGTTGGGTACCGAGGTGACTATCAGGTTCTTTTTCCTGTATAATGCCGCACCCAACGTAACGACCGTGTGGTTTCTTGAGGGTAAAACTATCGTAAACAACATCAGTTCCGACGCCGAGGTTTCGGGGGTGGTTGGCGAGACTATTGCCTTCACAGGCCAGGCTCAGGCCGCTATCACAGCTACAACTATCGCTCTGGTCAATAGCGGCCCTGATACGATTACCGACAGCGGAAACGCTTTGATAACGTCCGGCTTTGAAGCAGGTCAGAAGATAACCATTTCAGGCTCAACCGCTGATGACGGTGATTATACTATCGACACAGTGGCCGCAGGAACGATAACGCTTATCAGCACCGACTCGCTAACAGGGGAAGGCGCCGGTAATACCATTACGATACGGTCAGAGGTCAGGCTATCAACGCGTACAACAGCGTGGCCGACGTAAATAACTAAAAAGGGGATAACAATGGGAACTGCAAAAGCAAGCGCCGCCCGGCGTGAAGTATCAATCGAATTAAACGGCAATCCATACACAGTGAGAGAACTTGACCTGAGGGCCTACGCCGATATGGAGAACTTTGTCAGGTCGCAGCATATTAAGGCATATCGTGATTCCGTAGGCGGAAATCTGACCCATATCGTAGATCCGGAAATAGCCGAGGCAACGGTCATGAAGATGGTGAAGGCGTCCTATACTCCTGAAGAGCTTGGCGAAGCTATGGGGTCGCCTGTTGCTGTGGAGTTCGTGGCATATTTAGCATTGAGGCATAATCCTGACGTCACGTTGGAGAATATCGGCTCGATAGTGGATGCCGATAACATATCGATAGTGAACAGGATCATAGAGGGTATGGGCGAGGATGAAGGCGTAAACCCTCCGGAGGAGAAGGAGGCGGAAGCTCCCTAAGCCTATGGGATATAGCGGCTATACTAGCCGGATACTATAAATGGTCGCCTGAAGTGATCTCGCGACTCACTCCCAGGCAAGTACATGGTTGGGCAAAGCGAATTATATTAGTAGAAAGCTTGATGAATGGCGTCGAGCCGCCTGCTACTGATGAAGAGTTGTTAGCGGAAAATGCGATACTTGGTTTGAAAGGCCCTGTGAATAAATAATGGCATTCAAGATTCAGGAAGTGTTTGTCCAGATAGGTATAGATAAGTCTAAATATACCAAAGGTATCAAGTCTGTAAAAATACAGACGAATAGCTTTGCGAAGACAGCGACTAAGAATCTCAAGAAGGTTGCTTTAGGATTGACTGCCATCGGCATAGCTGCCGCCGCAACTGCAACCGTTATCACGGTAAAGCTAACGCAAGCCGTTATCAGAGCAGGAACCGAAGCGGTTAAGACTGCCGTCAAGTACGATAAACTAGAGCGTGGTCTAACCGCCGTTGCAGGCAGTTCGCTCGAAGCGCAAAAGCAACTTGATCGACTGGTAAAGGTTGCCGAGCTTCCAGGCTTGAGCTTTGAGGCGGCTATACAGGGATCTATCAATTTGCAGGCCGCCGGTATCGAGGCTGCGCTGGCAGAGCGTGCGTTAAGCGCTTTTGGTAACGCCCTGGTAACTGTTGGCAAAGGTGCTGAAGATCTCTCTGGCGTCAACCTTGCCCTGACTCAGATGGCCAATAAGACGAGCGGCTTTGGTCAGGACGTGCGGCAGCTTCAAGAGCGACTTCCGCAGATGCAAACGGCGCTTAAAAATGCTTTTGATGGCAAGCCGCTAGAAGACCTTGAGATAACGGGGAAAGAACTTGTCGCCGCTCTCGTCACTGAATTTGAGAAGTTACCAAAGGCTGCAGGCGGGATCGCCAACAGCATCGAAAACTTGAGTATTGCTTTTGACCTGTTAAAGCGAGACGTTGGTGATCTTTTGCTTCCTGATGTAGATAAAGTGCTTACAGGTATCACTAAAATAATCAAGAAAGTCAGAGAGATTATTCCCGTTTACGGAATAGTAGCAGACAAGGCGAATGCTGCCTTTATCGAAGTTGCAAAGATAGGCTTGCAAACAACCGGAATCATGCTCAAGTCCATGGCTAACATTATAGCCGCTGCCGCTAAAGTTATATTCATACCGCTAAAAGCAGGATTACAGATAGCGCTTCTTGAAGCGGTAGCCAATATTGACAAGATTATTACACCTACGTTAGCGGCCCAGAAATTGCCCGTGATAGGTAAGAAGATCGAGGCAGCTTATGATAAAATGTTAGGGCCGCTTAGGAACGCGATAAAAGAAAAGCAAGCTGAGATATGGGGTGAATCCACTACTAAAGCTGCTGATGAAATAGCTGTAGCGGTGGGCGTTGTTGGCGAAGAGATGACGATAGCCATTACTGCGCTTCTGAAGGGCATGAAGGATACACAAACCACATTGGGGGCAGTAACGACCGAAACGGAAAAGGCGAGAAAGGCGTTCATCGCTCTCAGGGATGGCGTTACCGAAACTTTAGCTGCGTTTGGGCTAATAGGTGGGCGAAACCAGATAGAGGAGGCGTTCGATCCGACGGAGGCAATAGAGGGCTTCAAGAAGTTAGGGCAGTCGCTACTGAATACGTTCAAGCGTTCAAGTGCGTTCAGAAGAAAGCAACGACTGGAAGCATTGGCGGCTATTAAAGCAGAAACTGAGGCAGAATTAGAAGCTATAGGCGAGCGTAACGCCAGGCAGGACGCGCAATTTGCAAGCGATATAGACAATACTAACGCCGTACTTGATAACCGCGAATCGGCCCATACCAAGACGTTAAAAAGAATAGGGTCTATGGAAAAGCGATTGGCCAGTAACCTTGAGATAATATGGGGGGATCTAAGCAAAAGCATCCAAGCCGGATTCACCAATATGTTTGGCGACATGCTGACAGGCGCAGAGAACTCATGGAAGCAGTTTGCCGTCAACCTAAAGGACATTTTCCTGAGAGAGCTTGCTAAGATTGCTGTGAGCGCAGCTTTTCGCGGCATAGAAAACCTGATAACCAACCTTCGCCACGAAAGCTTTTCAGGAACCGAGTTTGGCACAGTTAGCAACCGGAATCCTTTTGCCGGGCAAGACGCGCCTGATATAGACTTCTCTGGCACTTCGGCAGATCCAGACGCAAAGCCTGCCCCCGGTAGAGGCGGCATCACAGTAGTTTTGCCTAACGCAGACGTAGAGCACATGAGCACGGCGCGAACTGTGCGTATGGTTCGGCGGCAGTTTGAGCCAGCGCTACGAGAACTCCAGAAGCGGGGTATAGTACCGCAGACTATGTGAGGATAAATTCATGGCAGGCACAATGCGTTTAACAGACGGCGGCAATACGATAGACTTCTCGCCAATACTGGGCTATAGCCTTCCATACGCTCGCCGAGAGGCAGTGAATACCACCCTGAGCGGCAAGCGGTTTACTCACAAATGGAACATGAAAGAGCGCCATGACGTTCCGCTGATTAATGTCTCACAAGCTGATAGAGACCAGTTCTTTACCTGGTGGGACGCCAAGACTGAGTTAACCTACACGCCCGATTTTGATGCCGCTCCTGGCATAACTGTCACCGTTAAGTTGATGGGAGACACCTTCCTTCTGCAGCTATTCAATCCGGCGTCATTTGTGCTATTTGCAGGCACGCTCATTATAGTGGAGGTGTAAGTATGCCAGCGCCACAAGTAGGCTTCGACTTCGCAGTATTCGACACTAATTCTTTTGACGAGACGCCAGCGACTGCTGCTTTCACTACTAAGATGGAAGCAGCGCATAACGAGCCGATATTCAGGCTCGTTATTGATGGCGTGATCTATGATGACTTTGTAATAGACGCCCCCAGCATTTCCCGCGGCGCAGACATTATCGCAGGTACTACCAATATAGTCCTATCCAATACACCCCTATCCCGTATTGATGGCACGACCATTGCGTTTGTAAATTCTGGCCCAGATACTATCACCGATAGCAATAGCGGATTCGTTACGGCTGGATTTAAGGCAGGAGACGAGATAACCGCGAGCGGGGCTACCGAAGCGGGGAACAATTCGGTTTTTCACGTTGCTTCAGTAACTGCCGGCACGCTGACTCTTGTGATTAATGATGCTGTAGCTGTAGAGTCGGCTGGCGCGTTGATCAGCATAACGTCACAGCCTGCGTTTAATTTCCTATTGCAAGACCGCATTGCTAACATGGGCCGGTTTTGCCATTTAGGTTTATACTTTAGTGGTACTGCTGGATATTTGTATCTACTGACCGGAACCGTTGAGGACGTATCGTTTAACGGCGCGACGGTGACTTTGAGTATACGTGATGCGATGGCTCCTATGTTAGAGCGGCGCATTGGGTCAGGACAGGACCCGGCGGACTATTACAATACTGTTCTGCCACAGAATCCCGCCAATTTGGTGTTCGCCATATTAACTGAATGGGGCGGGGCGGATAAGACATTCAGTACTGAGAACCAGGACGTAAACTTTACAAGCTGGCAGGCGTGGGCGGATCTATGTGACGATAAAAACTACGAGATCAGGGCGAGGTTTCCAGGCACAACCATACAGCACGCCCTGCTCAGGATAGCCGACATGACAAATTCGTTTATCTGGGTTGATGCTATAGGTCAGTTTCGGTTTGATATGTTTGACCCGCCTTATACAGCGGACGCAGGGAGTGATGAGACGTATGACGTTGATAACGCAGTCAGTTTAGACGTAGATGTTATAAAGAGTTCCATTGCCAATATAGTCAATATCTATTTCGGACACGACCCTGATGCCAGTTATAACCCGGAAGCAACTATTACCAGTAACAGAATAAGTTTTTTTGATGATAACCCAGAT